ATGAGGTCCGGCCCACTTTGGAACGACGCTGCGGCCATCCAGGCCGAGATTGACCGGCTGGCGGTGTTGCCGGTCACGCGTCAGCGCAAGGCTAGGCTGGAACACTTGAAAATCCGGCTGGCTTACGTCCCGGTGCTGGCAAGGCGGCACTTGGAGGAAGACCTGAAAGCCGCGATCAAGACCGAGCGGATTGGCCGGCTTAAAAATAGTTGTAGAAAAACGTTGACAGCCTGCGATAAGGGGGGTAATGTCACCACGCACAAAACAGTAGATATGTTCACCGTTAATCAAAGTGCCAAAGTGGCCCGTTGTGGAAGAAAGGCTTCTCTCACCCCGTCAGGGGCGCTGACTGTGCCTGTGCAGCCCGGCGGGCCACTTTGGCTTTTTGAGAGGAGATAAATCCCTTGTTTGCCAAGATATTCAGCCAAATTTACGATTCCAGCATAGTGGAAGACCCGGAAACAAGGTTCACTTTCATGGACTTGCTTGTCCTTTCCGACATGGATGGTGTGGTGGACATGACCCATGAGGCGATTGCGCGGCGCACAAACCGGCCTTTGGAGGTGATTCGCAGCACAATTTTGAAACTTGAAGCGCCTGACGGGCGGAGCCGGACGCTAAATGAGGATGGCCGGCGGCTTAAAAGGTTGGACGATCATCGGGATTGGGGTTGGATGATTATCAATTACGAACGCTTCCGAAAGATTGCCAGCGAGGAACAACGCCGGGAGAAAACAAGACTCAGAGTGGCGAAGTTTAAAGCCAAAAACAGAGGAGAAATAGCATCCGGTAACGCAGTGGTAACGCACGCTAACGCAATTAACGCCAGGGCAGAGGGCAGAGGGCAGAGGGCAGAGGGCAGAGGGCAGAGGGCAGAGGCAGATGTAAATGAACAAAATACAAAAACACACACACCCGATTCTGAAAAACCTGATGTTGTTCACTTGGATGGAAAGGCAAAAGGATCAGAATCGGAGGTTGTTTCCTTTTGTAAAAGTCTCAATTTGCCAGAAAATGACGGAGTTTGGTTTTTTGCCCGGTGTGAGGGGAATGGATGGAAGAACAACGGCCAACCGATAAAAGATTGGAAAGCGACAATCCGAGCATGGAAGGCGGCGGGTTATATGGCATCCCAAAAGGTTAATGGACAACGCAGTGGCGGGGGAAAGCCCCGTCTCGTGGCCGACCACTCGAAAGGATTTTGATATGGAAACTGCACCAATTTCATCCGATGCGGCTGTTTATGGGATTTGCACTGAATGCAAGGTCCCTTTTACACCAGAGCATTTTCCGGGCAGTCCCAAGCGATTTAAGAAGATGTGCCCCAAATGCGATGCTGAATTATTGAAAAAGCGCGATGAGGATCGAAAGAAGGCTGAGGCTGATGAAAAACGAGCAGAAATGGAAAAAAAGTGGTTTGCCATATGCCCGCCGATATTTCGATCAATTGTGAAAGCCAAACTTCCAAGGCCGGAAAAACTGGATGATGTTTTGAAATGGCAGTTATCTCCAAAGGGATTGATGCTTCACGGGAAAACTGGCCTAGGAAAATCCCGATGTGCATGGGCTTTGATCCACCGGGAATTTTGGAGCGGAAAAAAAGTGTCGGTGCTGGACTCAATGGCTGGATTGCGATATGCAGCCCTTTATTCGCGTGGCGCTGAAAATGTGGAGGAATGGATTGACCGGATGATTGGGCGGGATATCATTTTCATGGACGACATTTTTAAGAACAAACTCACGGACAGCTTCGAGGGGACAATTTTCACGCTGATTGACCAGCGGATTCAATACCAAAAACCCATCATCGTCACCAGCAACGACACCGGGGACACATTGAAGGCCAGGATGTCTGAGGATCGGGCGGAGCCGCTGCTTCGCCGTCTCCGGGAGTGTTGTGAGGCGATTGCTTTCTAAAGCCATGAGCGAAGCCATTTTTGAGCAGCAATCGGGAGAGCCGGATTCTCCGACATTTCGGCATCGGCCATCAAACGTGCCGAAAATAGACCGGCTACCGCCGCATTCAATTGAGGGCGAGCAAGGGGTGCTTGGCTGCATCATGCTTTCACCAAAGGATTGCATCGGGGAGAGTATTGAAAAACTGACTGCCGGCCCGGAAATGTTTTTCGACTTGCGCCATCAAACGCTTTATCAGGCGCTTGTGGAAATGTACGATGAGTCCACGCACATTGACCTTATCACCCTGCAACAGCGGCTTAAAGATCGAAAGTTGTTGGATGGTGTTGGCGGCTTGGCTTATCTCGCGGCCCTGCCGGATACGGTTCCGACGGCGGCGGGCATGGAGTATTACATTGACATCGTGGTTGAAAAATATCTGCTCCGAAAAATGCTCCAAACCTGTGCGTCCATTTCCAGCCGGATTTATGAAAACGAGGGCTGGGACGTGACGGAATTGATTGACGAGGCGCAACGCGACGTGCTCGCAGTCACCATTGACGGCGGGAAAACAAGCACCCCTCCAATCCGTGAACTTATGATGCGGGCGATTGATCGGATCGAAAAGATGCACGAAAACAAGGGTGTGATTATGGGAGTGCCAACCGGCTTTGTTGACTTCGATAAAATGACGACCGGGATGCACGGCGGAGAGATGATTGTGATTGCGGCCAGGCCGTCCCTGGGGAAGACATCCCTTGCAATGAACATTGCGGAGCATGTCGCGCTTGAAGGCAAAATTCCAGTCGGTGTTTTCTCTTTGGAAATGACCGCCGATCAACTGTCAATGCGGCTTCTTTGCTCCCGCGCCCGCGTCAACATACGGAACATCACTGACGGATTCATGGTGGAGCGAGACTTTCCGAAATTGACTGGGGCCGCTGGCAAACTCGCCAATTCGTGCATTTTTATTGACGACAAGTGCGGCCTTTCCATCATGCAACTGCGAGCGCGCGCGCGCCGGATGTGGCAGCAGCACGGGATTAAATTATTTGTTATTGACTACTTGCAGTTGCTCCATTCCACTTCCCGGAAGGCACAGAATCGGCAGCAGGAAATTGCGGATATTTCCAACGGGATAAAAACACTTTCAAAAGAACTGGACGTTCCGATTCTGGTTCTTTCGCAATTGAACCGTGAAATAGAAAAGCGCGGCAGCGGCGAGCCGATGTTGTCTGACCTTAGAGAAAGTGGGGCGATTGAGCAGGATGCCGACCTTGTGGCCTTTCTTTACAAGGTAAAAACAGGTGAAGATGAGGACGGCGAATTTCAAGATCAAGAGGCAGTTCCAGTCAATCTTTCAATCCCAAAACAACGCAACGGCCCGACTGGCAGGGTGAGTTTGACGTTCCTGAAATCATATACCCGGTTTGAAAGTGCGGCGAAGGTGAGCTTGGAGGATGTTCCAATGGATAAGGAGGTTCCGAAATATGACAACGACTAACGATCAAGCTGCCCTCCAATTCGATGAGTCGTCACGCAAGTTGCACGATGCGTTTGCGGCATGGTGGGCCGTCAACAGGGAGGAGATCATGCGAAAGAATCCCGGTGTGCCGGAATGGCAGGTGGAGTTGGCGGCGTGGCTGGAGTTTAAGAAAGGGAGTATCAAATCATGATTACACTCACCCCCAACGAACTTGACGTGACCGAAGCAGACTTTGAAAAGGTCGTCACCAAACTCAAGGCCCAAGGCAAATACGTCCAGATTATGATCCCGCCGTGGGCAAACCGGAACAAAAGTAAGCAAAGCATGGGATGGCACTTCACGGTCGCGGACTTGCCGGTCGTGCAAACAGAAATGAAAATATGAAAACTCGCCAACGCCCTCATCGTCAAAATCAGCAAGATCACCACGCTGGACACCCTACGGCTCGTCCAGGACGGCATTGACGCCCGGAAGAATGTCTTGCAGAACCAGGCGGCATAATCCAACTCAACCGAAACCCACAAACGAAATTATGAGCAAAAATAAAGACAACACGAAGAAAACTCCACGGCAGGACTTCAAGGTTCTGGTTTATCCCGTCAAACACACATTTAACGACGCGGTTGGCGACGAGGAACCGCCGCACGTCAAACAGGGAACCGGAGAGGAATAACCAAAACCAAACGGTGGGGGCTGTCCACTCCCGCCAATTTTACAAAATTATGACTGACATTATTCCCCAACCACTCACCCACGTCGGCCCGTTCCCAATCGCGGAAGTCCGGCGCATTGTCGCGTACGGGTTCAAAAAAGGCTGGCTTGTTAAAAGCGCCGCCCTGTCTATTGCCAACAGTGAAAACGTTAGCGACTTCCAGAACAGGGTCATGCGCGCTGATCGTCAAACAAAAACGCCATTGACAACCGATCCGTAATACGGTAAAACCCGTAGTAATGTTTAGCGATGCTGTTTTAATTGCGAATCGTGATTCTAACCCTGCGCCTGGGCCACTGTCGAATTTATGCTCACATAAGGAAAGTCAAAACGATGCGGAACTATTCGCCAGCGACCATCAACTCGCTAATCGGCTTGCTGAGGTGTTCAGCCGGCCAGACACGGCAACGGAAAAGCTTGGCCCGGTAGCGTTTTGGATCGAAGTAATCGAATGGCTTGAGGATAAAGGTGTTATTCCGAAGGCCCGCCGCGCATTTACAATTGATGATGAAACCCCAAAATTACTTTCTAAGACAGTGGATTTGTGGCGCATTATCAAAAAATCACCTGACGCGCTGACCGTGTTTTGCACACTCCACTGTCTGGGAGATCCGCTTGCGGACGCCATCAACGGGAACATGGACATGAGCCAGGCCGCCCGCGCGTATGATGTGCGGAAGGCGACCGTAAATAAAAGAGTAAAGCAAATTCAAGCCGAGCTACATTATCCGCCGAGATTGGATCAGCGCCAGGAGGTTGCCTGTCAAAAAATGGAAGTGAGCCGACGAAAACAAATCGGAAAGAAAAAACAAACCCCATGAGCACTACAGCAATTGTCAAAACGTCTCCCCTCGATCAGCACCTTGCCACGCTTCCAAAAAATGAACTTTCTGAATTCCGATTATTGGTGAAGCGCGCGTCAAAGCGTTGGGAGGGAGTCAGGGAACGATTGAAGGGTTTCCGTCAAATGCAACTTGGAATTGCAGATGATGTGCGCCAAGTCGGTTCCGATCTTATTTCCATTGGTGAAAAACTGGCCGGCAAGAAAATCACCGAAGATTTTTTGGAGCAGCTTTCGGGAAGCGCCTACGATCAAATCCACATGAGTTTTTGGGAGGCGAGCCGGTGCATCGCCGTTGCCCGGAAATTCCCGGATGAAATCACACTTATTACGGAAGTTCGGGAATGTCGGAACGAACTCGAATTCCTTGTCGGAATGTCAAAAAAACGAGAAGAACAAAAGTCGCATGAAATCCCTGACGCAATGGCAAAGACTCAAGATGCGTTCACCCGCGTGGATTTTGAGGCTTTGGTTTCGGAGGTGGAGCACAGTGGAGTCTATATGCCGGATGGACCGGATGGGTTTTTCAGGGAAGATTTGCGTCCTGTGCTGGCGGCGAAATGCGGCCCTGGAATCGAGGCGGTTTTGAGGCTGAAAAGGCTGCTTAAATTGTGAATATTCCGAAACACAAAAGGGTTTCCGGCAAGATCGAGGTTATTGCGGCCAATATCAGCGCGGATTTTAAGGCACTGATAAAGCCGATAACCGCCGCGCACATCAAGCGGTGGCAAGAGGGCAAGCGACTCCCGGATGGCGTTGGGTTGTTCCCGACAAAGACTGGAAGTTGCAACTGGAATTGGACTGCCATTGAGGATTGGGTTGCGCTCTATTGCCGCAAGGGTGGCGCTATGGCGATTGGAGGGCCGGGAGAGGGTGGGTATGAGGATCAGGACTGGAGGGCGTTAAGGGAAAAAAACCAAGCCCTACTTGGCGGGCTTGAGTTGGAAAACTATCGGCGTGAGACAGACCCGGATAAGCGATGGGTGTTGCGCGATGAAAGTCAGGCCGGCATGGAGCGGTTGGTATCTTTCCTATCGCAAAAGTTTTGGAAGCGGCTTGAGCATGTGTTTCCAGCGCGAGTGGCGGACATCTTACGCAGCCGAATGGATGCGTCGGCGCTGGATGCGGCGATGAAAGAGATTTACGCAATGGCGGCGGAAGAAGTTGACACAGTGCAACAGGAAGTGGAGGCGGAAATTAAAGGGCCAACTGTTGCAGAAAATGCAACGGTTGAAAATGATTTTGACGAATCGGAGGCAAAGTCTTTGGAGAATGTGCGGGCGATAACATGAGTGATAGCAATCTGACTTCCGACGACCGCGCCGCACTCAGAGCCTTCCCGCCCAGATTCCGGGGGCAGGTATATGACATGGACATTGGGGATGAGAGCGTGGCGCAATATCTTAAGTGTCATTTCCACAGGCCAATGTTGCGCAAATCCATCCTGCCAACGACGCGCCGCATTGGATGCCGGGCGGCAAATCAAATCGGCAAGACGCGCGCGGGGGAGTTGATGATGATTTACCGATGGCGTTATACTCCTGCTGATACGGTCATTTACGACTGGACGGAAATGAAGAGGGACGATCATATTTTCAACAGGCTCCTGCCATGGCTTAAAAAGGTTCCGCAAATCGGGGCGATTATGCAGGCCATGATGGAAACCCCCAATGGCCGGCATGATATTGGTAAGAAAGGTGTCAGGTTTCCGGGCATGATTTTCCGCGCGTGTCCGCTTAATGAGACGTGGGTTCAGAGCTTTCCAGTATCCATCGGCATGATTTCTGATGCTGCACTTTCTGGAAATGACAACATCATCGAACGCGCCTTTGTGCGGTCAACGCAAAATCGAAATGCGGAGTTTTGGTATATCGAAAGCCAGGGAGGGTTGCTAAATGCGGGAGAGCCGTTCGATAATTTTGAGAAGTTCATGCGGACAACCAACGAAATGAAGCTGCATGTTCGCTGTCAGGAATGCGGCACGCGCATTCGGTTTAAGTTTAACCACGAGAGAAATGAACAATCCGAAATTGTTGCTCCACTATCAATCCCATCCCTTGACCGGGATGCGTGGATTTCACATCATCGGGCCATCCTTCTTTCTGAAAAGCGCAGGCATTGCGGGTTCAAACACGCGGATGGAATTTTTAATCTTGAGGATGGGACGCTGAATGAAAGTGCCATCGTCCAAACTACGGTTTATGAATGTCCAGCCTGCGGAAGCGAGTGGCATGATACCCCAAACACCCGGAGATATTTAGACATGGAAGCCGGGTTGGACGAAAACTGGATACCAGATCGCCCTACGGCGAACCCGGCCAATCCGGGCTATTCCATTCCAATTTGGATCAATCCAAAACCAGACATTCATTGGGGAGATCAAATGCTGGCTTTTCGTAACGCCATGCTTGCCAGGCGGGCCAAGAATTTCCAACCGATGCAGGATTTTGACACGAAGTTTTGCGGTGAATCGTGGGATGTTCGTAAATCCACAGCGACCGCGATTACAGTTGCTCCCGGAAGTTATGACCCGAATAAAATTGTAGCTGATGAGGCAAGTCGAGATATGGCGATTGACTGCCAGGAAAATTTGGATCATAAGGCGAAAACCGGCCAATCCATCACCGGTTGGTTTTGGTATGTGGCTCGGGTGTATGACGTTCGGAGCAATTCATGGCAACTGGCGCGGGGCTACGCCAAGAGTATTGAGGACGTGGTTGCTGTGCAGCATCGCTGGAAAATCCCAAATGACCGCGTGTGCATTGATGTGCAGCATTGGCCGCAACAGGTGAAGGCGCTCGCCTGCCGGTTTCGAGAAGAACGCGCCAGAATTCGTCCTCATGTTCTTTTTGGGATGAGGCCGGAGATGGTGACGTGGAAACTCTTTCAAACCGAAAACAAGAGGTTTGCGTTCAAGCATACCGATCATATCGTGCGACATTATTCACCCGAACTTGACGAAACTATGAATTTTCAACAACCGGACGGAACTTACATTCGAGTGCCGTTGGTGAAAATCCGGTTTGACAAAACAGTCGCCATGCAGCAAATGGACTTAATTCGATCCAGCGGCGGCGCGGATGGAGCACCTAAATTTGAAGTCTTGGGCCGGGGTGAATTGAAGCTGCCAAATGGAGAGCCGGACACGCTTACGTTGAATGAGGAGCGCGGAATGCGGACTTACGAAAACCAGATGAACGCGCAAGAGTTTGACGTGGCGAGAAATGCCTATGTGGAAATGAGGCCGGATGACCATTACCGATGGTGTGAGCAGGCGTTGGTGGTCAGGCAATGGATGGATTCAAAACTTGGGAGGCAGGGAATTTACGAGCCGCCGACTCAAAACGAGGAAACGAAATAACCAAAACCACGAATATGAAAAATCCAAACGCTCGCTTCAACGCTTTACACCCGGAAGCCGAGGCTGAGTCCGCCATACTGCGGGCTGCCTTGCGATCCCGGATTATGCAGACAGACACATTCTTGAAGCAATTTGGAATGACAACACAAGAAAGGCTTTGCCTACAAAAACTTAAAGACTTCTGGTGTTTCTACAACCACCTCCCCATCGAGCAGCCAGATGAGTTGGTGAAGGACGATCTCGATTCTGTGCGCAAGGCTGTTCACGACATCCAAGCCATTCTCGCCGTGAGGGTTGCGCGCCGGGTTGATCCTCAGATTTGGAGTTAACCCAGTGTTCGTTCCGGTTTATCAATTGATTCAACCGCCGATGATTATGGAGGACAAAAAATAATGACAGCCAACGAAACATCCCAACCCATTGCGCAAGCAGCCGCATCGCGGGAAAATTGCGCCCATTGTAAATTTTGGATCGCCGCGCAACAGAACGTCGGCTTTTGCCGGCGCTATCCTCCGACAATTCAAATGTTTCAAGTCCACGAACACCCAAACAGCAATCCGATTATGGTGCCGTCAGTGCAGTTCCCGATTGTTTCAATGGCGGCCTGGTGCGGGGAGTTTGTTGAGAAAAGCCGGATTGTTACCGCGAAGATGTTGCCTGGATAATGGGCAATCATTCTTTGACTCTGGCCCGTTTTTGTGAACGAGCCACCGATTATTTGGCGCGAGCCTGAAAATTTTGTGCCAGGGGACTCGCTGATTTTTCAGCGGTCACTGCCAGCCTATCTTCCATCTGACGGATGGCAAGTGCAGGGGACGGTTTCACTTCCAACCGCCAACGGGGCGAAGATTATCACCCAATACATCAGCCAGCCGGATGCTACTGGTAAATTTCATGTCGTCACCGTTCTTAATTTCCTGCAAGGTACGGCGAATGGCGATTACATCCTCACAGAAGAAATTGTCTGCCAGGCTGGCGGCGTCAATCCCGGAGAAAAGCATCAAATTTACTACGCGAAATTGGAAGTCGGGCCAGACCTTGCAGACGGCCTGGCGGTGGGGCCGATTACAACTCATGCTCAGCGGATGCTTCCATTGCTTGAGGCCCGTCTTGAAGAACTCGCGCAGCATAACTTGGCGGAAACGGAGCTTGAACGGTCCCGGATGATAATCGTTCAACGCGATAAGCTGACCGATGAATACAAGTGGTATCTGGAAAAGCGATACAGCGAACTTCAAGTCCAGCGCCAAGCCAACACCGGGGCAGATCAATTCAACATTCACCCGGTAATGGCCGGCAACTTCTAACTGTGATGAAATTTCCATTGATAGGCACTCTGTTTGGCCGTTCCGAAAAACCCGCCATTTCCGAGACGGTTCCAGCCGATACGCGGCAACTGCTCCGTGACAACATTTCTCCAGATCATATCCGGGCGGTGAACGCTCAAATCGAAAGGTTCTCCGAAACCAAACGGACGATGGACAGGGTGCTCGGTCAAAACGACGAGATGAAACGCAGCTACGACGCGGCAACGACAACCAATTGGAATCGTGATTTTCGAGGCACTTACACCTCTGGCAACGCTGAAATAATTTCCAGCGATTATACCGCGCGTGCCCGCGCCCGCACAATTTCCAAGGACACACCGCACGGCAAGGCCACACTTCGCACGGTCGCCAACAATGTCATTGGGTGGGAACCGTTCAAGCTGGAAATGCGGTATGGCACATATCAGACCAAGAAAAACGAGGCCACTGGGAAAATGGACCGTAAGTTCGTGCAGGATGTTGAATTGAATGAGGCGATTGAAAAGGAGTGGCGCATTTTTGGACGCCCAAAGAACTTCACTGTCAAGGGCAACATGAGTCGCATGTCGGCCTGGATGATTATGGAAATAAGCGCCTTCCGGGACGGGTTTATTCTCCAAAAGCACCATGACAATTTTAAGTTCAATCCATTCGGTTACGCCGTCGAGCTTTTGGAATGCGACCGGCTCCAAACGCAATACTACGGAAAATCCGAGCGTCAAAACCCGATTCGGTTTTCCATCGAGTTTGACAAGGAAACCAATCGGGTTGTTGGCTATTGGATTTTGTCAATGCACCCTGGGGACGCCTTTGGTCAGAGTCAAATGGCCGGATTTAACATGGCGGGATACCCATTTTCTGGCGCGAAATCAGGCACGCAACTTTTCCGGGTGTTTCATAAGGTGGAGGATATTCTACTTTACAACAATCTGATGTATCGGGCGGAGCAGGATGTGGGATTTACGGAATTGGACGCGAGTGTTCAAGCCCTCTGGCGGATGTTTCAATACGAAAAGGCGCTTACATACGCGGCAATGGCTTCGTGTATGAAGGTGTTTTGGTACAAAAAAATGATGCCCACAGGGCTACAACTCACGCCAACTGATTTTGATGCGATGGTGCAAAACTTTCAGAATCAGGGATTGCCAGGATACACCAATCAAGATCAGAAAAAGGCCGGGGCGGTCGAGCGCCAGATGGGGAACCAGACCAACACGTCAACGCAAACGCCTGGGGATACGCTGAATCTTCCCTACGGTTTGGAGTTGATGCAGACCGATCCAAAGTTCCCCATAGAAGCGGCGCACGAATTTAAGATGGACGGTCTGCGAGAGGTTGCGGTTGCGAACGGAATCCGTTATCAGGATATTTCCGGGGATTTTCAGAATCTCGGTTTTGCGGCGGCGCTCATGTGTTCCGGGCCGGCTCAGGATAATTACATGGTTCGGCAGCAAAACTTTTTGGACTCGGCGGTTTATCCTACGTTTGAAAAATGGTTGAGAAGCACCATCCTTTCGGGGAGATTTGAAAAGAAGTATCCGGGAATCAGTGTTAGTATTTCCAAACTTGAGGATTATGTCGAGGCCGCTGAATTTCAAGGTCGCCGATGGGAGTTTGTCAATCCGCTGGTTCAGGCGCAAACGCTCATCATCATGTTGGAAGCTGGCATCGTGTCGCCGCAACAGGTGCAAAAACTGCTACCTTACGGAAAGAGCATTGAAGACCTTTACACGGAGATCGGTGAGGCCAACGAAGATCAGGCCACTCACGGATTGTATTTCGGTGACGCCGATGTGACGCGCCCGACAATCAGCAAGGGGGAACCGGGTGAGGTGAAGCCGAAGCCGGAAGAGCAAAACAATCTTGAGCCAAACAAGCCAAAAACGAAGCTGGCAAACCCGGTTCGCGCAGCGCGGCAACGCCGGTTCACGATGGATTTGATTGCGAACCAGGGCGATGGGACGGCTCGCAACGGAAACGGAACGCATTGAACCCCTACGAAGTTCACGCTCAAATGCTCGGTCAGGCATTGATCGTGCTCGGTGACGGCAGTGCAAAAAACACCGCGCAACTTTCATTCCCGGATATTCCGGGGATGCCGTCAGTTCCATGCGTTCATTCCAAGATTGACGACAATTGGATGATCGGGCATGGAAACGCGGGCAGGTCTTCACTTCTAATGATTGAGCGATGTGAGTTTCTGGTATCGGATGTGCCGCAAAAATACCAGTGTAAAATGGTCAAGGGAACGAGGTGTGTTCTAACAGTCAATCCAAAATTTCAGCCGCTCAATTTACAGCTTTGGGCTGGTGGAGCAATGCCGGGGGCCACGACGTATCGGTTCCAGTTGGCTGACAGAAATTTCTCAGTTTAACGCCGTGTGTCGCGGCGCGGGTGTGTCAGGTAGCGATTGAGAAATATCGCGCCCCAAACTCCGCGCCGCGCCGCCTTTTTTTGACTTGCCAGCGTTTTCGATATGGCAAGACAAACTCTTTACCGTTTTTCACGCGTCGAAAAAACCGACATTGACGGCGACCGTGTTCAAGTGGCGTTCGCTTCTGAATTTCTCGGCAAACAACGCGCCGATGCGGAAGAAGCTGCGCTCGGCATTGCGAAGGAGGGCGATTCTTACATTGAGATTTTGAGCATGGACGAAAAAGACGCCGATCTTTCCCGGCTCAATAATCGGGCCGCGTTCATAGACGAACACAAGCCGCACAAACATCTGGGCCGTGTGGTCAAGGCGGTGCGGTCTCAGGACGGAATCTGCCGGGCAGTTCTGGAATTTGACAACGCGAGTAAATTGTCAAAGACGCGCAAGGCCCAAATGTTGTCGGGCAGCAGGCCTGGAATTTCATTTGGATACTCGCATACCAGCTACATTGGAAAGCGCACGCTTGAAAGCGGAGAAACTGCACACGTTTTCGCATGGTACGGGCGCGAGATCACCAGCACTGCAATCCCGATGGATGACACTGTTGGATTGAACCGTTCCGCTGCCAATGAGAAACCTCGCTGCATCGGTTGTGGAGGGGAATTCAACCGCACTGATTTGGACGAAGATTACTACTGCGAAGACTGCGCCGACGCCGCGACCCCCGCCGACGATGAGCGCGTGCATCCCGGCGGTCATATGCGCACATCGGATTTCCCGACTCCCAACACCGCCATGAAATTCCGCGCCAAAAAGGAGGATGAAAAAACGGAGATTTCCTACAATGATTTGACGCAAAAGGTTTCGCAAGCCGCCGACTCCGACAAGCGTTTCAAAACCAAGCGCGAAAACGGGGATCAGTTTTCAAACTTCTACGTCCAGGACGTGAAGCAGACCGCCGATGGCGATGGTGAATCCGAATGGACGGCCGTAATCGTTGGCCCGGAATACAAATCCTATGAAGTGGACTTTGAATACGACGGCAAAACCGTCACACTTGGAGAGGCTACGGAAGTTGAATGGAAGGGTGAATGGAAGCCTGTTGAGCGTTCGGTTTCAGAACCCGCAAAACTGGTCCGTTCCGATCCGGAAAAATCAAATGCGGTTGACTTGCCCAAATTCGTGACTGAGCTAACGCCAGAACAAAAAGAAAATATGAGAATTTTACTCGCCCCAGATTCCGCCGCCGGCCTTGCGCCCGAAGTCGAAGCCAGGATTCGCACCGAAGAGGCAACCAAAACGCGCACTGCGATGGAAACGGAAATCAAGACCCGCAGCGGCACCGAGCAGGAAAAGGTCAAGGCCCGCCGCACCGAAATCCGCGCCCTGTGCGATGAGTTTGTCAAAGACCACGGCGAGAACTGGGCCGGTACCGAAGGCCATGTCTATGTCGTTGGCGAGCGCCTGCGCTCCCTGCAAACTGATTTCGTGGAGAAAGCCGCTGACCTTTCCGTCAACGACTCCGAGCTTCGGGGTGATTTCAAGGAAAAGGCCCGCGCCCTGTTCAAGGATGAACGCGCTCCCCGTGAGCAGAAGCAGGCCGCAAATCTCGACGCCAGCCTTGCCAGCCGATGCTCCCTTGGCAATTTGCTCCGTTCCGCTGCCCGTTCTGGTGAACAAACCCCTTCGTGGCAGCCCAAAGACGGTGCGGAGAAAGAGGCGCACGACGAACTTAACCGCACTCGTGGTCAGTTTCCTGAGATTCGCGGGTGGAACCCCACTGGCATCATGCTTCCGGCGAACATGCCGTGTGGATTCGATAGCAACCGCCTCCGCAGCCTGCCGCGCCAGAATCACATTCTGAAACGCGATTCCCTTGCAAACGACTACGCTTCCGCTGGCGCTTTGATCGCGCCTGATTTCCGGTTTCCGGCGATTGAGTTTTTGTATAACCAGTCGTCCATCATGCGGGCTGGCCCAACCATGCTTGGCGGATTGCTCGGCGACGTGGTTCTTCCCAGGCAAGAAGCCCCCACTACCGCGCAATCGGTTGCGGAAGGTGCGGCACTGGCGGAGTATGATCAGATTTTCGGCCAGATTCGGATGACCCCGCATCGCGTTGGTTCTGACCAAAAGTATTCCCGGCTGTCCCTGTTGCAGATTTCGCCCGATTTCGAGGCGATGATCATGCGTGACCACATGGAAGTGGTTGCCTTGTGGATTGATCAGATGGTGCTCAACGGTTCCGGTGCGAACAATCAGCCGCTCGGCCTGCTTAACCAGGTTGGCATTGGCAAGGTGATTTTCGGCGGCGCGGCTTCCACGGCTTATATCAAAGCCCGCCTAATGAAGACCGCCATTCGCAAGGCGAACATCATTGACCCGATTACGTTCCTGACCACCTCCGCCGGAGCGGGAATGCTCGCTACGACCGCGAAGATTCTGGCCGGCGTTTCCACCAACGCGAGCTTCTTGCCCATCTGGGACGATAGCGATGCGACGGACGGAACAATGCTCGGCTCGCGCGGTATTGAAAGCCAGCAGATCCCGAATGACATTCTGGTTGCCCTTGCGGCCCGGCATGTTGTGGTTGCGCAATGGGGCGGATTGGCAATTACGCTCAACACACTCACCTACGCCAAGAATGACGAGTACGAGTTGACGGTCAACACTTACATTGACGATGCGCTGCGCCACGCGCAAGCGGTTGTCGCCAGTGACTCGGTTGCATCCCTGAGCTAATTCAACTTTGCAAACCAGAACATTTCACATTCCACATTCCAGCGAAAACAAAAATATGAAACTCACGAAAGTAATTCTCTCTGCGGTCGCAGTTGTGGGCTTGGCGGTTTCCGCCCAAGCGCAGCTTGGATTCGACCTGTTCGCCGTGCCGCGCGTTGTGGAGTTCTCCACCAATGCGGGTGTATCCTCGACAACCGCCCAAGGCTCGGTTGCTTCGTGGAGCAATGCGCCAATTGACCTGTCTCCGTTCGCCGGAAAGGCGATTGTTTTGGTGGATACCACCCTGCCGAACAGTGTTACAACGACCGGCAGCTTGACGGTGCAATTCTTTGGTTCGCCGGATACGACGAATTGGTATCCCTACACCAATTACGCCACGATCAGCGCCCCGACGCAATTTCCGTTCACGAATTCCAATCCGTTGCTTCGCGGAGGCACTAATGCTGCGGCTACGAATTACACGTTGTTCCCGTTTGGGAATATCACTTACCCAACCGGAGCAACTGCCGGCTTCACCACGCCGTATGCGACGAACCTGTTGTTTAATGGAGGTGCGGCCATTACAATTACCGCTGCCGGCACGTATGCGATTGGGTTTAATTTGGCAAATCAGTATCGGTATCTGAACGCCATTTTCACCCCTTCCGCGACTTCCGGCTCAAATTTCATCGCAACGGCGAAATTGGTTGCCACGCCGGCTACTCCCATTGGCGACTAATGCTGCGTCATTCCAAAAACATCAAACCCAAAAATTATGAAACTGATTGCAATTCGTGATATTGCCAACAACAAGGCTCTCGGCCTTAAGCTGACTGATAGCAACGGGGGTCTGCTTCCCAGCGTGAAGCACGAGGATCAAGTGCCCAAGGGGTTGCGCTTTGAACTCGGTGCGGAGGACTTGCGGAATTCAAACGACACCGACAAGAACAAGATTTTGCAATTGATCGGCCATCGGGCGGCGATTTTCGATGTCAAGGAGAACGAGGGTGACATCAAGCGCATTCTCTCCGAAGTGGCCCTGGCCGACAAGGCTGAAAAGGCATTTTCCGAACGCCAGAAGGCCGCTGACCAAGTGAGCGTTGCTGCCGTTTTGGCCGTGTTGCCGGATATGATCGCCGCCGCTGTTCAGGCCGTGATTCCGTAAAAGGGCAAGTAATTTTCCGCGTGCCTTGTTTGGGTGGGTTTGCCGCCGTCCGACCTCATCGGGCGGCGGTTTTCTTTTCTGTTGACGAATGTGGAAAGAATACGCCGTCATCAACAATTGGTCACACGGCTTCGCTTTCGTGGAAACGCTCGCCAGCGGCAAGTTCAATGTTGACAATATGACCATCAAAAGCGGTAAAATTTACTGAGTTATGGAAAGGAAACATCCATTGCCGGTATGTCATTCGTGCGGCCTTCCGTGGACGCTTCATTTGGGGGCGCAAGGAATGTTGAGTTCGATGAGGGAGAGGATTGTGTCCTCGATGGATTTTTTGTATTTGGAGGCGAGGGAGCGGCCCTTCCAGACGGTGTGGCCGAGTTCGTGTCCGGCAAGGGGTATGAGAAGGGGATTCCCAGATTCAGGAGCAGGGAAGCCGATGAGGACAAAGTTAGGAAGGTCCGTAAACGAGAATATTCGAGTGAAGATTCCAAAGGGGTCACGGTTAGCTCCTAAAAGGATGCGGCGGTCGCAAGTCATAAACCGAATGGCGAAAAGAGTTAGATGCACTGGCGAGGGCCAAACAGAAATCACGAACGCGGCCGAGTTCAGCCGTGTTCTGGATGGAAACAGCCGCGACCAAGGCATCACACATCTCATTCGCGCGCAGAGCGAGAGCGCCAAGGTTGGCGAATCCGGAGCCAGAGCCGCAGTCGCCAAGGGCACGGCATAAAATGGCAACGGACCCGGAGTCGATAAAGTGTTTGAGGACAACAGGGTTTTGCGACTGGACAAAAGAACCTCTGAGCCCCTGTGCGAGGCGGAGGGTCGCTGCGGGCTGGACGCGCTTCCCAAGTGAAAGATCATCAATCTCGTCTGCGGCGGCAAGGGCCAAAATCGCCATCTCGCGAGCAGCAGGGTTTAAACCCTCCAGAACCGGCGGCATATCAAGGTTATCGGTCATGTTCAATTCCTTTCTTTTTAGCAGGTGGACGCGGAAACAAGCAATCCCTATCTTCCTGGCGATACAGGCCGATTAGGGAGGCCTGTGTGCCGGAGTTTTCATGCGGGAGATCAATTCCCTGCGCTTCTCACGAAGATCGTCCCGAAGGCTCTCTTTGATCAACTGCTCGGCGGCCTCAGCGGGGTTTTTCCCATAGACACCGAGCGTGACAAGCGCCTCGAGATAAGACCGAATCTGCGGAGTTGTCGAGATGGTGATCATCACCGTAGGCAGATGGTTATGTTTGCGAGGCATAAGTTTCATATTCTTATGCCATAGTTATATTCTTTCCGCAAGCACTTTTTTCAGGCTTTTTTCAGGGGAAAATCCAGAGCCGAAATGTGGGCAAGAGGAGTCGGGAAGAAGAAGGCAGATCCGAGATGGAGAAAAATGAGGCCAAGAGGAGAGGAGAGACGCCTGGCGCACCCATTTTCAGGGGGCAAGAGCCACAAAGAAGGGACGAGGGCCAAGGGAAGGGCGAGGTTTCACCATGAAACCTGACCCGCTTTTGAAATGAAAAGGCCCCGGAATGAGTGACCATTCCGAGGCCATTGATCTTTGACATGGCCCTGTAGCTCAACAGGAAAGAGCACCGGTCCGCTAAACTGGCGATGCAGGTTCGAGTCTTGCCAGGGCCACACAACAGATTTCCCGGCGAATTGTCCCCGCCTACGGAAACCGGTTGGCTTTCATACGCAGCCATAATATGGCACGAAAGCCCCCCGGATGTCAATAGGGATTTGAGATAAGCACTGCTTATGAAAAAGCACTATTATACTCCCCGCCCAAGAAACGGAAACGTCCGGTTCGTTAGGTGGATTACTCACCCGAAAACGGGTCAAAGAATCTATCCAAGAACCGCGCGCGCATTCCCAATCAGGGATCGGGGCGAGTGCGGAGGTGGCGTTTGGTCAGGCCATTGGGTTGCCGATTATCAGCGCCTACACGGGGCAGTCGGTGAGCAACCACAAGATTTTGCCAAAAGAGGCGGCTGAAAACCGGGTATCTGGTGAAGCCATTTCTGTGTGCGCGGAAGCGGATGGCACCGTGACGGCGGATCGGCAGGCTCAATACGGCGCTCCAGTGGACAACTTCAAGCGTATTGCCGATGCGTTCAATGCGCTATCTGGCGGGAAATACGCCTTCACCCCTGCCGATGTTGCGATGTTCATGGTGGTGGTAAAGCTGGCCCGGCAATGCCACAAGCCCAAGCGTGACAACTTGGTGGATGCCTGCGGCTACATCAAATGCCTCGACATGATTTTGAGCGGCGAGACGGTCGGTGCGGGGCATTGAACCATTCGGTAATCCCGAATAGTTGCCCTTTGACTGGACTGCGTTTTGGATGCCAACGAACCTCGTAAAAGTCACCCTGAAGCTCGACACCGCGCAATTGCGGCGGTCGTTTGAGGAGTTGGCCAGAAACACAAGGCAAGTTCCGTCCAAGATCGTCAATTCAGCGTGCTACAATGTGGCTTACAAGGCGATGGAAAACATGCCGGTTGTGACTCCGGAGAGGATGGATCAAGAATTGGGGGCGACTTCCTGGCCTGGGTTATTGAAGTCTGGAAAACCATCTAAGAACAAAAAGCGCCAGATGGAAAATGTCACTCTGGAAGATCGCTCGTATGCGGCCATGATTGTGATTGCGTCCATGCACCCCGGTTCTCGTTTTAACCAGTTGACCGGCAATGTTTGGCAGCGGTCAATGTTGGCTCCGGGCGGATCAAGGGGAACGTCATTCAGCAATACGGTCAATTTCTGGGAGAAAATCAATGAGATTGCAACCCGCATGGTCAAGGCGAGGCATAAGAGTAGCGCGTTTTTTAAAGCCTGCGCTGGGACGGTGGTTTCAATGTTCAAACCTTCAATCAGCCGAGACTCGACCACACGGGCGCTGGCAATGACCGGCATGGATGCGTTGCCTTACGGAAAGGGAAGCGCGAAGGATATTGGCCGGTTGGCTGGTGGTACGGTTGCGGTGGACACAGGCGGCGGCGCGCGCGCGCAGTTCTGGGTTTCGGCAACCGAACCGGAAACCAAAGGAACGGTGCTGCCAGAGGCAATTTTCTCCATCGCACAGCCGGTTTGGCAACGGGCGATTGACGAAGTGGCTAAAGGGAACATGCGACATGTCGCTCAAAAGCTGTACGAGGAAGGCGTGAAAAAGACTCGCGGCTGGCGCTACGTCCGGCGCTGATTTTGACTGGACGCCCTTTTTTAGAATGGCAAATCCATCCGATCTTCAAAGCAAAATTACCCGCGCTATAAAGGCTGTCCTTGTCGCGGCAAATGTGCAAGGTGTGATTATCGCCGCCCCGGAAAACATTGAGCGAAAACTGCCACTAACCACCGCAACATGCGGGGATGGCGACGAAGAGCCGGATCAACCCGGAAATTATCATTTTCCAAATGTTTGCATTTGCTTGGAGGATGATGCGGTTGATAACCCGTCTAATGCTGATTATGCCGCACGGCGCACTGATGCCAACTCTCATTTTACCACCGTAAAGTCCGCATTGACGCTTTCGGCTGATGGAGTGACTTACGGTTATATGCGCTGGCTGCTGACCACAATGGGCCAGGCATTGGCTACAACAGGAACCGCGCAACAACAGGCGGACAACGCTGACATGGCTGACTTTCAAATCCTCGATTGGCGTCCTGTGACGATGGGTGTTGAGGAAAAAAGAAGCGGCGGTGACAAGGGGACGTTTTGGGCAAGGGAGATCGTTTTCAACTGTCTCGCCGCAGATTCAAACATGCTGCCGTAGCGGGCGGTTGACTTAACCAGATTTACGATATGAAGAAAACTTTCGCCGTCACATTCATTCTCGCCTTGTTTGTCATCATGGCTGCACCCGCTCGCGCGCAAGTGGCCGGATATGGAGGCCCGCAATGGCTCGCTGCCGGAAGTTTTACCACAACCCCGGTCCAAGGGAGCAACACGCTTTCCTACAATGTCCGCCCAATCACGCTGTTTCTTTCGTGGACAAATACCAACGTGATGATGAACGGCCAAGTGCTAATGTCGTTGAGTCCAACTGGGGCAAATCCGGTCACGAATGGCATTTTCACCACATCTCCTCTGACAAACATTGGCTCTACGGGCACAACGAACACGAATTATTCCATTTCCATTCAGCCGTTTTATACCAATGTTCCGATTTACCTATTTCTCTCCGGCCAGCCAACGAACGCCAGTGGAACAGGTGCAACTAACGCCGTTGCCGCCTCTTCAATCTACGGCCCTTAACGATCAACACTATGTCTGAAACATCCAACGCTCCAGCCTCCGAATCGAAGGCCCCATTTCCTCCGGCTCCTCCCGTCGCGCCCAAGAAAATCGTGAGCGATTCTTTCCGGTTTGAGTTCATGGAAGGATTGCGTGATGAAATGACCGCCGAAGTGGACGGGTTTAATCCTCCTTTTGCCGATCCCGCCAAGCTCGCCACTGCCAAGCGCACTGCGAAGGAGATGATTGAACAAATGCCATCCGCAGCGCGTGGTTGCCGGGTCATGTTTCAATGCAACGGCATTGTTGGACGTGAAATTGTCGCTCATGTCACCCCGACGCTGATAAAGAAATCTGATTAACTTTTATGATCGCCAACACCATCAACGGCACGCCGGTTATTGTCGGATTTTACGGCGGCATTACCATCACCACTCCCGCCGGAGCCATGACATCCAAAGTGATGTTGCGATCTGCCAAGCACGCACCAAAGGCAACAAGGTTGATTGTCGAGGATGAAGTTGGAAACGGGGTTTCAAGCAATTGGGCTGACCCTCATACGGGAGCGGATTTGGAGTTCACTATTCGCGGCGTTGGTATTGCCGACGCTCTGGCATCCATTGCTTTTTTGCAGCAGAATGTGCTTCCGGGAGTCCTGCTCACAATTACCGCGTGTCCTGGAATGCCAGATTTCGCAAATGGATCACCGCAAACTCCAACTGTGGCCCCCGGCGTGTTTGAAGTCATTGATTCCGGTACAACCGGCTCCAACAAAGACGCCCGGACATTCACATGCAATCTTGAACGCCGGCCTGGTATTACGCAAGCCGCCCCCGCATAAACATCATGCAAGACGCAACCTCCATTGGGGTTGCGCCGCCGCCAGAAGCCAAACCGGCGGCGCAGGGACAGCCGGAAATCAAACCTCTCGCGTTTCCGAACGAGGATTATTTTCAAGCCATCATCCCCGAACCTCCGGTCGTTTGCGGGTTGCCACTTAAGCCGTTGTCCGTGGGGCGGTATCGGCTCATGGCCCGATTCAAGGTTGCCTTTGTTGCGGACATTCCGGCAATGGCGGGTACGCGCGACCTTGTCTATGGGGTTTTGATATGCTCCATGAAATGCGATGAGTTCGCGGCGTTCATTTCCGGCGAAAGTTGCGAATCTAAATCGCGTCAGTTCTTCCGAAAATACTTCCCTTGGCTGACCCGGACATTTTGCGGAAAAGAGCCTACGCTGAAATCCAGAATGCGCCAATGGATGCGGCGTTACGGTTTCATGCCACCGCGATGTTTTACATGGTTCCTGATCGGGCGGCTAATTGAGCGGGTATTTGGCGGAATAGTCTTGCAGGCGGATGCTCAATATCTGGAGGAACAAGCGCGGATTTTTCAAGAATACGTTACCACCGGTGCGCTTGATTTGTCCTCGCGCGTCATGCTTGAGCCAACCGACGCGGCGGCTTCCGGTGCGCATTGGAGCCAAGGCATTGAGGCCACATTGCGAGAGTTTCAAGGATGGACTAAAGAAGAGATTGACGAGGAGCCGCTGACAAAGGCCGTCTATGATTTTTACAAGCATCTTGAGGCTCAAGGAGCGTGCCGATTCTTAACAGACGAAGAAGTGACTCAGAACCAAAAGCCGCTGGACGATTCCCAACTGAATGAATTTCAGGAAAAATTGAAGGCCATGCTGGAATTTTCTGAGCAGCGCAGAAAGGAAGACAATGGCTGATCGTCTGGAAATGGAAGCGGGGTTTCGCGTTGATCCGTCTGGGTTAAACCAGATGGAGACAATGGCGAAGCAGGCTGGGGGACGTATTTCCGGCGCACTGAGCGGAACGACGGCGGGTTATTCCACGGCGGCAGGCTCGATGATCGGCGGGGGCGGTCGCGGCGGCATTATTGGTGAAACCGTTGTATTGTTCCGAGAATTAGGGCGCGGGAACTATTCCCGAATTCCCGGCTCTGTTACGATTCTCGCGCAACGGATGGGTGTGTTGAAATACATGGTCAAGGACACGACTTTGGAGTCTGAAAAATACGCCATAGCGTTATCGCATCAGGCTGAGAAGGCGGAAGCGGTTGCGACAATTGCTCAGCATCAGGCTGCTCAGGCTAAGAATTTAAACTTGGTGGACATGACGCGTCAACAGTTGAGGGATAATTACGCGGTTCAAGTGGGTGCGGTTGAAGCCACTAAAAAGGCTGCGGCGCTTAAAAATCAAGCACAGGCGGCAAATGAACTTGCAACCGCTCAACGAACAGTTGCGGGGACGCAGCCATTTCTGTTAAGCGGATGGGGATTGGCGATTATCGCCGTTGCCGCTCTTGCTGTCGGTGTGTATCTGCTTGTGAGGCATTTCCGTGAGCTTGCTGTTGAGCAAAAAAATTTAGCGGACATGATGGATGCTACAAAGCACTCTGCGGCGGATGAAACAAAGCAGATTGAGGACGCAACAAGAGAACGTCAAAGTCTTGTGAAATGGTTGAACGAGGAAAATAATTCTCGCAAAACACAACTGGAATTGGTTGATCAAAAGCTGAAACTAATGAAAGAGGAGTCGGCAGCACAGCGCGAGATTATGCAACTTCGCGGTGCGAGTGCAAGTCAGCTTTATCAGTTTGACATGGACCAGCTTAGAATGGACAAGGAAATCGCGGAGCAGTTGAGGGCAAAGTCGGACGCTCAAAAGAAAAATCTTTCGGATTCTGTTATAGCGGCTGATGAAAAAGTGTTGGCTGGGACACTTGGGCTTCGTGGAATTGAAAAGGTGATGAATGACGCATCGGACATAGAAGATGCCGTGCGGAAGAAGATGAATAGCACGCCATTTACAATGCACGAAACGTATAACCCAAACATACCGCAAGGCCAATATAAGTTTGAATCCCTTCCAACAACAGCGCAAGATGTTATGAAGGACCTGGAAGTGAACGGTAAGAAAATATCTGACATGTCTCTGAATGCTGCCATTGCAGCAAAAGATTCGGCGATTGCACAATGGACTAAAATTCAACTAGCTCAGACTGTGTTGATTACGGAGTTGGATAATGCCAAGGGAAATGTTAAAGAAAACGCAGAGGTGTTCAATAAATACAACAAAGCAGTCGAAGAGGCCGAAACGGCTTTGGGAGTGAAAGGAAAGTATGGTTCCGAAATCGCCAGTCTTGAGATGGGGAAAAAGAAGTCCGGCCATTCCGAAAGTTTTGGCACTCTTGTGCAATCCGGGAATTTGTTAGGATCGTCCAAGGGGCAGATTGAAACCCTTGCTGACGGCCAGCGAGAAACGAACCGGCACTTGCGCGAGGCAAACCGGCATTTGGGAAACATTTCAAGAAACACAGGCAGAGGTTTTACAGCACCCCCTTAATTTATGCCAGGAAATCCAGCCATATTACCGCCGCGAAGAAACGTAGGGCCGGGAGGTGCCGCCAATGATTATTGGAACCAGCCCGGATTTTCATACGGCGTCAGTGACACAGGTCAGTTCATGCGTTATAGGGGTAAGGGCGCGGATGCTCTGGTTGACGCCGACGCAGCCAACAACTTCCTTCCGAACAGGTGGAATTTTACCGTTACCAGACTGACTCACGGACAAAGTGAGATTGAGGCGGAGGCCGGATATTACGGGACTCCCGGACTGACAAATTACGTCAACGAAGTGTTGTTGAGTTTTTGGGAAATGGAGCAGAACCAAAATCAGAAACCTTTGTTAAGCGCGGACTTTCCATTCGGATTTGTCAACTTGAACGTTTCGCCAACAGGCAGTGAAGGGTTGGATTATACCATTGCCGGCTGCGCGGGGTCATCGGAGACGAAGCTTGCGATAAAAGCGGCCATAGAGGACAGCAATCCGATATGGGGAACGGATGTGACAACGGGACAGAGCGGTGTGGTTTTAAGCAGCGGAACGTGCTACATATTTGACGATGGAAGCTATCCGCCTTACAACACGCCAATTAGCGAACTCAATCCGATAAACGGAGAGAAAAATACCTACACATATCTTCCATGCCCGTCCGCCGATTATCAGGCCGCATTTACTCTTTACAAGCTGATGCAATCGGGGGTATCCGATTTTCCATTGGAGGCATCCGTATTGAAACACACGCGATTCTTTTCCAGTTTATACGGAACATCATTGGCTTACAGCCATATTAACCAGATTATTTCGACCGGGAGCATGGCTTCGATTGAAGGGGCAAGCGGTCTGTTCTTTATTACGCTCCCTACTCAGCCGACGCCAGGTCAATACATTGTTCTTCCGGGTGATTTGCAATATGGATGGTATAAGACGCGGCCATCCGTCAGCCGGGTTAATTCGTGGAAGTGGCGGACGGAACAGCATTACCAGTTTGGCTTGTGGCCGGTTGCCCTTTTTGGATACCCGCTGTAATATGCACCTTTACCCACAAGACCCTCCTGGGAATGGCCCGATTCAAATATGGCTTCGCAAGGTCACGCGATTTCTGCGGTATCATACCGTTACAAACATTGTTGGTGCGTCAAAGCGGCCCGTGGCGAGCGGCGGAGTGGAATGGGTGATTCAGTTTCCGAAAGGAAATAAAGGCGGCGGTGGCGGCTCTTTTGTCTTCCCGTGGCAAGACCCAAAGGAGCTTGACCCGACAGTCGCGGTTAAGGCGGGGACGTTTGTTTATATCTCAGCGGGCAATGCTCTTGTGACGACAGGACTTACCGACCTTGTAACAAATACAGTATTGAAAACTTGTCCGGGCATTTGGCAGGCGGTTCAAGACGTTCCCGCGGAGGTTGCCGGAAGTGGAAAATACAACGTGCCTCAGCAGTTGGAAAACATCACGTCAACTGATGTCGCGGGGGTTTGTGCGCAGCATCTTCAGACTGACATTGCGGATGCGGACGGGCTTTTCTGGATTGACTTGATTTCATTCCAACCGATGCAGACCTGCGACGCGCTTCCAAGTGGTGCAGTGTCAGGCACACTGGCATATCGGCTGATAGCTTGCGGACCACCTTACTTCATAAGCCCATCTTAATATGCTACCACCAGGAATAATGAAGTGCCCGCCAGACTGTTGCGCCGCTCCATGCGCCTGCAGCACGGCGCGGCAAATCATCGGGCAGAAGTCGTGGCTCGGCTTCGCGGGCGGCTTCGCGTTTCCGGGGTTTAAGGCGAACTGGGTCTATGCGACATGGAGCGACGCCGGCGCTTACGACCCATCGTCCGGCTCCTGGACTTTCGCGGTGAGCAGCCTGCAACTGGACAGCACCACGTTCACTTACGCCTGCACAGGAAGCACGTCGGCGTTCAATCCAGGCGACCTTGTGTTGCAGGAATGGCCGGCGGCGGGGCCGATGACGGATTACTTGACGGGCCTGACCCAGAGATATCCGAAGTATTACCGGGTGTTTATCTGCACGGCGGCGGTTGCGGGCAGCACGATTTCGCCGTTCCTGGACACAGCGCATTTCGAAGCGTGGGATTTCCTGACGTGGGACCCAAGCAACCCCGGCGCTGAAGGGGCCGATGGCGCGCCAGATGTTGGTGGGCCGAGCGGCTGGCCGATGAGTCCCGTCAACGCCGTTGCCCAGCGGGCAATTTTCTCGCAGACAACCAACACGGCGCAATTTGAAGTGACAACAACGACGGTGCTGAATAATTTCCCGCTGTTCCCTGCCACGATGACAAACTTGATTGCGCTCATGGGTGCGACGAACGATTCGTGCAATTCATTTTCTGACATGACGGTGCAGGAATGCGCGGCGTCAGGGACGCTTGTTTATGACTGGACGTTCGCCAACCGTTACGACGAGACCACGCCGACTTACACCGCGCCGGGAACCGCGCCATCCACGGAGCAAGCCCCTTTAATTTTCCCAAATGTCCCTTCCCGACTGACCATTGGATGGGGGCCGACTTACACTTACGTTGGGGCAACTGTAACCATTGACAGCCTGTTTTTCATCTCAGGCAATCAAGGGCATCAACTGGTGACATGGTCTTTTTCTTCCACGTCCATCGTGTTTGAATTTGCGGCCTGGGACTGGAACTCGGCCGTAGAATACGAGGCGATTCCATTCAAGGAGGGGCCGCTGGCGAGCGCGCCGGCGACGGTGACTCAGACCATCACTCTGGGCGGCGACTCCTATTTGTGGTCGGACGTCTCGGCGGATGCCCAGGCGCTGATGGAAGCGACGAATTTCTCAGACCAACCCTGCAACTCCAGCCGAACGAACACCTGGAATACTGACGGGACGGGGAACTCCGGCGCGACGGTCGGAACAATTGGTGGCCTTGGTCCGTGGAGTGGATGCACTGTCGGGACGCCGATTACCGGCGCGATTGCGTTCAATAAGTGCCCAGCGACCCCGGACATGGCGCTCCTGACGCAATACATGGCGCGGGCACAAGTGACGCCGTGCGCCGGCACTGCCTGCCTTCGCACTTACAATTGCCCTACCGTGACCTGCCACACGTTCACCGCCGACGGCACGACTGGCTACGTGCTGGACCCGAACGCGGCCAGTGGCACGCTGCTGGCGGTGAAGAACATCGCCGCTCTGACGCCGGGAGAGGCGGCTGCTGTGAATCAATCCATCAGCGGCAGCACCGGTTCCTGCTCCTGCACATGACGATTATCCCATACCATGAAGTTGTGGCGCACGAAGCGGAGCGACCTGATTACTTCCGGGATTTGACCGCCGCCGGAAAACGCAACGGCGACCACTTCGAGATTGGGCAAGGGGTGCTGGATGAGTTGAAAAGGAAGCATGGCCGGGATTGCGGCGGTCTGGGCGATCTTGTCCACGGAATCGCCGGCCCAATCGGAAAGGCAATCCATTGGCCGTGTAACAAACGGGATGCGAGCGGGAATGTGACAACTGAATTGCGAGAAGGATCGCCTTGCGCTAAGACAAGGCAAGCGTTAAATGCTTTGACTGGGAACCTTTTATGATGGAAATTATGAAAAGAATCGCCGCCGCCAAACTGTTTCTCGCGCTGTTCCTGCTGGCCTTTTGCCTGCCCGCGCGCGCCGTCAACATCACCATCCGGCTTGGCTGCGACATTGCCATCCCGCAAGCCGTTGCGCCCGGATACAACACCGGCCAATCAGCATACCCGCTCAATCTCAACACCGGGGGCCAGCCTGTTTTCACGCGGGGAGATGCCATTGGATTCCAGCTATCGTTTCTCAACAACGGCACGCTGTTTAATTCCACCAATTTTACGAATGTCGTCGGCGTTTATTTGGCCTTGAATCAAAGTCAATTTGATACCAATGCGCCGATGCTGCTCGGGTACGAGCCGTTGTCCGCGTTCAACACGAATCTTTCGAGGCAAGCGTGGCTCACTGGCAACAACACGCAGACCACGAATCAGCATGTGACTATTCCTTTTGCATCGAGCTTAACCGGAGTGAGCTTACAAGGGGCGGCATCGCAGCAATACTGGATGTCCATTTATTTCACTAACACGGATGGAAGCACGGTGACGGCATTGAGCGGGCCGATTACGGTTCAGGACAGGCCGTTGAATTATTTGTCGCCAGCGCCAATTTTGAATGGTGTGACGGTGAATGGATCAAATCAAATCACCTATCCGGGTGCATCGAACTTCTTTCAGGCGAATAGCAACGCGCTGAATTCGGCGGTGTCCGCTTTGGCCGGCGGTGTGCAAGTCGCTCCCGGAACAAATGTTACAGCTCAAACCAACGGCAACGTCGTCACAATCAGTTCAAGCGCGGGCGGTTTGCCTGGGGACGGTGTATTCATCAGCACGAACGGCGTGAACCAGTACACGATCAACACCAACGCGAACTCAGGCACGACGGCGTATGTGAACCAGTTGGCGAGCAACGCGGTGGCGTCTGGCAGCAACGGGATCGTGGCGGCGGCGGTGACGGCAGCCACGAACGACGCGGCGGCGATTGCGGCGGCGCTGGCAACCAACGTTTCGGTCGCCCAGGCAAACAACGCGATTGAGACGAACACGTTTTCTCTGACCAACTCGGACGGCACGATCAGCTTTGTAACGAATTACACGACGAACGCGGGTGTCGTTTCGGCAAGTCTGAGCGTCTCATCGGCTCCGACTCTTGCGGCGGCGGGAGCGGCGTCGACGAACTATGTCGGCCAGCTTGCTACTGGCATTATTCCGGCTCCAAACATTCAGATTGGGGGGTTGAACATTCCTACCACTTCAATGAATCAGCTTTGGTCTGGTGCTTTGTGGTATGACACTAATTTACCAACAGACATGGGAAACCCCTTTGGGGGTTTTGCGTTTGACGGAACAAATTGGTATGGCACGCCAGCGAGTGGGGTTGCCACTGGCGCAAGCGGCATTGGATGTAAATTTCTGGTCATGGACACCAATGGGAATGTTTTCATTGCGAACACGAATCAGCCAAGCCTTAATGCGGTAAGTCGTCTTGGTTATAATAATTGTTGCGCGATGACCCCTTACAAAGGACTGTATTATCAGATCATTAACATTCTGACTAACGCTGGAAGCCCTCCTACTTACGTGCAGGGGGCGGCGTCGAATGTGCTATGCGTGTTCTCGAATAACGGCTATATGCTTTCAATGACCGATCTGCACTGGGCACCAAACGTGCTCGAAGAGATTGTGTTCCTTACAAACGGCTATGCTGCAATTTGCCTATTCGACGGCAGCAACAACACGCCAAATGACTACTCAGGGGCAAACAGGGTGCTCATATACAATCCAACAAATTGGACTTACACTGGAACGAATATCACAATCGTTAATCCTCCTTACGGCGGCGGGAGCGGATATTCCGGCATGGCCCTAAGCGGATTGGACAGCAACACACTTTATTTTGACGGCGGGATGCCAACTGGATTCCCACAGTTGGGCAACACAAATGTCTTTTTCACCTATTCCCTGAACCCACAAACCGGCATAATGACCCCCTTGATAAATAGGTTCACCACAAATTTTGGTCAGTATTATACTGGCGGCGACGTGAAGGTGCTTCCCATTGATCCCGTGTCGCATACTTACAATCCGCACATAATCTATTGGCTTGGGAATGGG